AACTCATAGTGCCCAGCTTCATTAGTGCATTTATCTAAAACATCATCATGTAATTGCTGGAGAATATCGCCCTCTAAATAATTATCTATTTTAAAAACACCATCTTTTGTGAGATAGATTCTATCAACTCTTGGGAGATAGTAGTTAAAGGAAACTGTCTCCGATTCATCCGAAGCTAAAACATGTGGGCAACTATGTTGTCCACCATTAAAAGATCTTCCATCAAATTCAAATGGAGATCTGGAATCTTGTGCTACGCTATAGTCTGAAACTCTTGGTCTTACATCAATAATATCTGTTGCTCTATGACCTTCTGTTTCAATTATTTCTCTAGTATAATCAAATGCACCATAAGAATTTGTTGTGGTGATGTCTCCAGTATCGGAAGAATCATAATATCCATTGGAAAAGACAATTTTAATTTTTCTCTTTGGTTCTTGTCTTCCTTCTAACCTTCTAATACTACTATAATCATAATATGTAAGGTTTGCGCCACTATCAAGAACAAAGTCCTCTGAAATATCTTTACTTCCTACGGTTAAACCACTTGCAATAGCATTAACTCCAGATTCTTCAAATTTTACAAGTTCTCCTCTTTCCAAGTTAAACGAATTTAAGTAAATCAGGGAAATTGATGAACTATCAATTTTTTCTGCATAGATGCACTTTGCGCCAGAGTTTTGACCAACAAAAATTTCTCCAACAATCAAATCATCAGTTTTTGATGTTGGACCATCCATAGATGCCAGAGTTATCCTGGGTAGAGATGGTTCTGAAGTATTTTCAGATTCAAAGATACCATAAACAGTTTGAACATCAGGAACATTCAGACAAACTCTTTCATCTTGAACACGAGTTCCGAACGGATAACTTCCATACTCAAGACCATCATTAAGTGTTGTTGTGCCGGTTCCAGAATAATCATACTTGGACTTGTCAACAATCAGAGAAGAAATTCTTGACTTTCTCTTTGTTTTTACACTTATATTTGATTTCCTTAAAGTTGCAATTAACCTTGCAGTTCTATTTGAACCAAGTCCATTTATAGTAAGTTCAGTGCCTGCCGCATTAAAAACAAACTTGTCTTGAGAAAGTTCTTCTGTACTGCCATCAGATCTTGTGAGAACATATCTTTCTTCATCAAATTCCATGAAGACTTCATTGTCCCCAGAAGAAATTGTATTCGTAGAGTTATCTGTGATAGTTACATCATATTGTCTTCTAATAATAAGATTACCATCAGCGAAATCGACAGATTCTACATTCTTTTTAGGTAATGGTTGGAAGAGTGCATTATTTAAAAGACCTTTTGTATTATCTTGAAGTCTTGTAGAGACTAATTTCATATCATTTACAGTCAATTGTGAACTTGAAAGTCCACCATCACAAAATCCAGAAACCGTAGTTACTCCAGAAACAGTCAAAGAATTTGTAGATACTTGTTCAACTTTTGCAAAAGATTTTACTGAGAAATTTGGTCTACTATACTGTAAAAGATTGCCAGTAGTAACAATTCCTGGGAATGATAATGTTGCACTAGTAACTGTTGTACTATTATTTGCTTCTCCGCCAGAAGCAAAAGTTACAGTACCAAGATCTGTAGTTTCTTGTTGAATAATATCACCAGAGAAGGTATTTGCTGAACCAACAACACTAAACAAAGATTTAGCATCGGATAAACTAAATGCAGTATAACCAGTACCAATTCTGGTTTCTGTTGTTCCATCAAAAGTTAGTTTTTCTCCATTAATAAAAGTACCAGAAATTTGATATACAGTTACAGCAACTCCAGCAGATACTGGATGCTTAACGTAAGCAACAGCACCACTAGAACCCCCCTTTACTCTAGAAGGAATTGATAAAGTAATTGGTTCATTAATTGATATATCTGCATATGTTTGTACATCAAATAAAGAAATGTCCCAGTTGTTTAACGCTTGATTATCTAACTGATAAGAACCTGCTTCTAATGCAAAATCATAGACTCTTGCAACTCCAATTTCCTTTCCCGCAGGATCAACCGAACTTATACCAATTCTGTCATTTCTAAGACTAATTGTCGAAGAAGTATTGATGCCAAGAGAAGGCGATCCGTGAACATTATTGATATTTAATGTTGAACCAAAATTAAAACCTACTTTTTGGTTTGTTAAAGTTTTAGTCGTTCTTGCCTTTGGTACATCTAAAAATGTGGGGGCGATTGTTTCAACTTCATACCCCTTCACATAAGCTTTTCCTGGAGAAATCTTATACACCATCAAATCATCAGATGGGGTATTTCCTCCAGAAGTTAACTGCGTTGATTTATAAACGCCATTATTTCCTTCGCCATCATCCAAACTTTCTCTGGCATAGACATTAAATGCTTTAATATAATAATGTCCAGACTCGTCAAATGTTCTTCTAGCAAGTTCGTCCGAAAGAAGATTATAATCTGTATTTGTGTTTATCTTGGTTAATACACCATTTTCAACCTTTGCCAATTCTACAAAACTTGTAGAATCGAAAGATCTAAGATCTTTTTTAGACAATTTGGCAGTGATTTTTAATCTATCTGCACCAGGTGCTGCATAGTTGTTAAAACCACTTGCATTATCATTCAAGTTTGGATCAACATCAGCAGTTATTATTTCTTCAATAATATCGAGACCAACTCTATAACTTGGTGTATTAGAGTATTGATCTAAAATAAGAATTTCATCATTAACATCTACAAAATATCCTCTAAGAAAATATACACCATTCCCAAGACCAAACGCACTGCCTTTTCCAGAAGAAGATGTAGAGATAGATCTTGCAAAACCTTCATTTGCTGCAATGAAAGTTGAACCATAAGGAATTGCTTCTTCACATATTAAATTCTCACCATCTTCAAACAAAGAATCTGACAGATTGATGTTTGAATCTATCAGATCAATATAAATCGTATAGTTTCCTTTTTCTGATTCTACGTCCGATAATATTTTCTTAACTACGCCAACAACTCCCGACGTTTCTCCACGAATTTTTTTCCCAACTAATTGATCAATATAAAGAGATATAGGTATTCCTAAGAAATTTTCTTCTAATTGAACATAATAAAATGGATTTATATAAGAAAGAGAACCTGGAATGACTTTGGCACCTTCTTTAAAGAAGTGATTGCCAAACTGTTCAATTTGGTTTTGTAAAATGGACTGTAAAGTAGTTAACTCTCTTGCCTGAACAGGATATCCTGGCTTAAAGAGAACTTTATAATAGTCATTATCTTTTCCACCAATTATCGGTTCGTGATAGTCATCAAAATATGGAGATACGTTGAGGTTTGTTTCTTGGGACATAATTCTTTAGAATTGCAAAATAACTTTAATATCTTCTTTTTGGTTAGATGACCTTGTAATTGATGGTCTATTGTCAACGTAAATTATATTTCCAGAATATTTTTTAACTTCTGGTTGGGACACTCCATTAATAAATTGTTGACCCAAATAGTATGTCCTACTATTTATTATGGTACTTATACCTGGGTTGCTAGTACTACCAAATGTAGTTTCAATTCCTAAGGTTGCAGATCCACCAATAATATTTAATGAACCCCCGGATCCAATATCTGCAGTAAATCTATGCATATCAAAACCATATGTTGGAGATGCATTTTTAGTTCCATCGGTATTAAACCCAACATGAAACTTATCTTGCCAATACTTTAAAACTCCAGTGTTTTGATCATATGAAACTACTCTACCAAAAGCAGTAGAACCAATACCGATTGTTTGTGTAATTTGTGTATCTGCGGCAAAAGTGACAGAACTATATCCAATACCAGTCAATTTAAGTGCGTACACTGCACTTGCTTTGTTTAGAGTTAAAAGTTCACTTGTTCCATTACTAATAGGGCTTTGAACTATACCAACTCTTGCTATTTCATTTCCAGTAATAAAGTCTGGATTCTGGGTATCGTTTTCAATTCTAGAATACATAAGAACATTAGATGCACCCAACTCCCTATAGATATCAGATCCATGCCCTCCTTGAGGCGGAATGATAACGTCAAAAACAGGAGAAGTAGTTCCAGATGGAACATTGCCTGCTGTTAAATCTATAGTTCCAAATGTATATCCAGAACCACCTCTAGAAACAGTTATACTATCAACTTTCGCATCATTATTAACAACTACCGTTGCTTCTGCACCAGAACCATCACCTTTAATAGGAATTCTAGTATATGTTCTATTAGCAGTTCCTACACCAACTCCCCTATCTTTAATGATAACAACTTTTATTTGACCACTAGTTGCTGCATTATTTCTTACAGCAGAATCATCTGTGTTTGTTCCCCATTCTAGTGGAACTGGCATGTATTCTGTAGTATCAAATTTTACATATTCACTAGGTTTAATAGTATAAAGATATTTCCAAATATAACCATCTCCACTAGTCCCGGCTTCTCTTGGTTCCAGATCAATAAATGTTGGTTCGTCTAATGAAGGTCTACCTGCAGGATTTTCTGGAGTTGCACCATTACTCAAACAAATATAAACTCTGAAGTCACTATTCATTACATAATAGTTTGCAGAATATAAGTCAACAGAATTGGAAGGCGTTGCTGGATTAGAGGCACTAATATCATGACGATACATGTCATATGTAATACCAGAAGTCCATGTTGACTTTTTAACAACCTGTCTTACATCATCTCTTGTTATTTTCTTCAACGCGATCATTGTGTCCCAATAATCATTTTCCTCACCAAAGTTGTCGGTAGGTGATGGTGGATCTATATTCCAATCAGTAGCATAATCTGTTGCGTTTGGTAAACCAACAAATGAATAATATGAGTTACTCGTAGAAGCAACACCAACTACAAAATTATTCGCATTCAAAATACGAAGTTGATCAGTTATAATTGCAGCCATTTTGCGGGAGTTTTTATTTATTTAGATAAGATTTATTGACGCTTTGTCACCATTCTGTTAGTTCTTGGATACTTTACACCATTAGATGATGAGTTCCTAGAACTATAAGTATATCTGGGGATAGATACTCCAGTTTCAGGTCTTTCTTTAAAATAAAATAAGTATTCATTATCAGCACCTTGAAGATCTGTATCATCAGTATGTCCACCACTGGTTGCAGTCATTTGACTCCCTTTTGCATGTTGATTCAAATAATCAATAACGTCACTCTGATTCATATTTGGATATTGTTCAAGTAAACATGCAAGAACACCACAAACTTGTGGAGATGCCATACTAGTACCATCATATTTTGCAAGTTTATATGAAGAATTTCTAGAGTCGTTAACAGTAGTAACAGAACCTCCAGTAATAGTTCCATCATTAACAGGAGAAATTATATTATCTCCTGGAGCAAATATGTCGATTCTTGATCCACAATTACTGAAAGTTGCTTTAGATTCATTTACTAAAGCACTTACTGCACCTACACAAACTGAAAGTCGCGCTCCACCAGTACCAGACACTGCACCAGCACTGGTCCAATTTCCTCTATGATAGTAGTAATTAGATCCGGAAGTTATATAATTATCGTAATCAGTACCTCCTTCAACATCAATTTTAGTTGAATCATTTCCTGCAGCACCTACAAAAATAATTCCATCATCTACAGCATCTTCAATATCCGCAATAAATGATGGAACATACGCCTGAACATTAATGTTTGATGCAGTATAATCTCTTATACCATATGCATCTAATTCACTATCAGTCCATGAACCATCACTATCTGAGGTTCCTCTATATGAAATAGCAGTAACATTAGATCTAGTTAATACATATGATGAACCCCAACTATTATTGACAATAGTTGGATTCCTTCTGCCAGTATCAGAATTTATTGATTTCTGGTTATGCCAAGCTCTTATATATTCAAAAAGGTACTGATTAGCTATTTGTCCGTCATATGGACTAACATAATAAATGTTAGCATCTCTAGCCCAACCTTGAGTGTTTCCTGCTACTGTGCCAGCAACATGCATTCCATGATTATCATTTGCATTATTTAAATCAGTTCCAGATCTATAAGCGTAAGATCCATTTGCACCACCTGTAATTTCATTTGTTAGTGAATACCAATTAAATTGTTGAACTCTACTTCCGCCAGTACCATCATCATTAACAGCAAACTCAGGATGGCTTGTGTTAAGATGTCCATCCACTATTACAACATCTACATTTTTTCCTGATGATGTTGTTGTAATAGTGGCACTAGCATCTGAAGTATGATTAGAACCCCAATTTGACACTTGCGATCCATTAACACATCGATACAAAGACCAATTTCTATTGGTGTTTGTTGGTGTAGAACTTTTGTCCCAATCTGATGACGTTTGTGTCCACAATGGTTTAGTTATCAACGAATCTATCGAAGACTGACTTTGAATATCCAATACCCTATTATCTTTCAATAAAGATTCAATCTCATCATCTTCTAAATCATATCCAGTGTTTCTACTAGTAGGTCTCCTGTCATAACAAGATACTTGTCTCGAAGGTATTCTGGAGTCTCCTCCAAGAGTTTCCATATCATTATAAAAAGACTCAATATCAGTTCCTTTTTTTACGGTTACTATGTACTTTGTCATTAGCCTTCTAACTTAACTACGGTTAAACTGACTGTAATGTCTCTCGTTAAAGAGTCATTATTTGTAACTCTTGCATATATTGTTTCACTTGTAGTGGAATCATTATTCCATCCAATAACTCCTGGAGACATTAAGAATGTGCTGGTGCCTGCAGTTGTAGTGCGAACTTCTGCTATCATACCAGAACCTGGTGTTGGATCTGTTGTATAAACTCTACTAGAATCTGATGTTCTTGAAGAAGAGTCAACATATAATCTCACCCATGCAGGATGATCTATATCAACTTTTAACAAACTATATGTTTTAAATCCAGGAATTGAAATGTTTGCACTATTGTTTGAAGCTACGTTACCAGTTGATGCAGAAACAACTTGTCTTTGTCCAACAGGAACATTTTGTGCTGGTCCAATGAAGATGGTTCCAGACATTCCCACATGGGAAGTACATTGATAGTGAAGTTTATTGGGTGCATCCATTGGCACTTTGAATTTTATAGTGCCATTTTGTGCTCCATTGTTAGTTACGCCAGTAGCATACGCTGTACCTGTTGTATTTTGATATTCAAGTTGAATTTTGAAAGGATGGGCATTCATTCCATTTACAAATTCATATGTATGCCCTCTTTGTAAAAATACTGTTGGATCATCTGTAGCTCCAGAAAAACCAGGTCCAGTAAATGTATAATGATTAGTACCATTAGCACCAAGGGTCCATCTACTTGTTACAGCATCTGAAAGGTCTCCGGTATAATCACTAAAAGCGATACTAGAAGTTGATGAATTGTAACTAAGGACTTCACCGTCATTCCCATTTAATCCAGGAATACGCAAGGTCTTGGCAAAACTATCACCAATAGTAATTTCATGAGAAGCAGTTGCACTACTAGGTTGTGCGTTATATCCAATGGTTATGTTATTACTACCAGTGGTTAGGGTTTGTGCTGCTTGGTGTCCTATAGATACATTGTTAGTACCGGTCGTGGAAAGTTTTGCTGCATCTGCTCCAACCGCGACATTATAATATCCCTCTGTAATATTATATCCTGCATTATAACCAAGAACAGCATTTTGATATCCAGTAGTAGCACCATTAAGCGCATACTCTCCAACAGCAACATTATTATTTCCTGAAGTACTTACACCTAAAGCATTATGACCTACAGCAACGTTACCGCTGCCAGATGTGACTTTTTCTCCAGCTCCATAACCAGCAAAAGTGTTGTAATCGCCATTTGCTACCTCAGATCCAGCCTTGTAACCAAGTGCTACGTTACCAGTTGAACTTCCAGTACATTCATATAATGCATTATAACCAACTCCAGTATTATAATTTCCTGTAGTGAGTTTATATACTGCATTAGCACCAACCGCAACATTTGAACCACCTGTTGTTGCTTTGCCCAGACACTGATGTCCTAAAGCCGTGTTGTAGTTGGCAGTAGTTTGATCAGCGAGAGCGGAATCACCAAGTGCAACAAACCATTGTGAACTTGTTGATGCTGTTCCGGCTCGGGATCCAATAGCAATACATGAGTCTTTATTTTCCAGGTTCTCTAATGCTCTGTTTCCAATTGCAACATTACTGTTGCCAGTTTGATTTTCCTTTAAAGCATAACGTCCTATGGCAACATTATAATTACCACTGGTATTTCCATAACCAGCAGCACTGCCCAATGCAGTATTTTGAATTCCCTCAATATTTTGTTGTAAAGCAGCATTACCAACCGCGGTGTTTTCAGTTCCTGTTTTATTGTTTTCTAGGGCAACGGCACCAACACCAGTGTTAGAATTTCCTGTAGTATAATATAAACTTTTCCAACCTATAGCAGTATTACGATTTCCTTCATTATGTGTTCTAAGTGCTTGTTTTCCGACTGCTACATTGCCATATCCAGTTGTTATGTTGTAGGCCGCTTCATAACCAACAGCAGTATTATCATATCCTTCATTGCAGTAATATAAGGCATGGTATCCTACTGCTGAATTATATGATCCACTATTATTATAACGTAAAGCGGCAACACCTAAAGCTGAATTGTAATCGCCAGATGTAATGGCATACATGGCAGCATCACCAACTGCAACATTGTTACTGCCTGTGTTGTTGCCACTAGCCTGTCCAAGAGATTGTGAACCTAAACCAAGACTTGCAGTTCCACCAGTAGTAGCATCAGATAAGTCATTAATAGAAGAGGCACCTCCACCTCCACCACCACTAATACTAACTGTGGCAATACCACCACTAAATGTCGCAGTTACTCCAGTACCCACAAAGTCAATAGTTCCTGCAGTTCCTACAGTTGACCCCTCTTCTTGAACAACAACACCCTGAATTCCCCCACCACTAATACTAACAGTAGCAATACCACCACTAAATGTTGCGGTCACTGCAGATCCCACAAAGTCAATAGTTCCTGCAGTTCCTACAGCCGATCCCTCTTCTTGAATAACAACACCAGATCCACTACCAACAACGTTGGTCAATGCAGAACCATCAAGAGCTGGAAGTGCTCCAGTCAACTGACTTGAAGGAATACTTGTTAATCCAGAGGCAGAACCAGAAAAACTAGTAGCATTAGCTTCTCCATGAACATATAAAGAAGTGCTAGAAGATCCAACTGCCCCAACTTCTAAATCAAATCTAGGAATTGTAGTTCCAATACCCACATTTGCAGTAGTAACGATACCAGTACTTACTACATCCCAACTAGGAGTTAGATCAGTACCATCACCCAGAAAATTGTATAAGTCAACAAAGTTTGAATTTATTTTACCACCGGCACCACGAAGGCTATCACCTGTTCCATCATTTGCAGCTGAGCCGGTATTTATCGCTACTCTTGCCATTGTAGAATGAGTTTTCTTTTATTTATTACTAATCAGTGTAGTTAGCATATTTAAGAGGATTTGTTCGGTTTACAACTACTGAAGTTGATATACCGCCAATTCCATTGAGGTTGTAAATATTGTAAGAATTAGTAGGACCAGTAATGTTAATCTTACCCCAACTAAAGTTACCAAAGAACATTGAAGTTGAAAAACCAGCAGTATCTGGGATTGATGAAACAAATGACACATTACTGTATTCATATAACAAACTATCATCAGAAGTGATTGTGGATGAACTATAATCTATAGTAGAAACTCCAACTCTTGTACCAACTCTTCTAACCGTGGTTACTCCCAATCCAACAACATTAACTTGTACATCTTCTGCAGAATGCACATAGTAAACACTATCGACAAATTGTGTTCCGACTCCTACAACTTGTGAATTAGCATCTACAGCTCTTACTTCCGTAGATGCATTTTCAATGTTTGAGTTATAAACAATAAAGTAATCTCCAACATCAATAGAACTGAGTGTTTTGGCGGTTCCAACAACAGTTTCATCCTTTAAGTAAGAATCGTATGGAATGTGTAAATCGAGTGATAAGATGGAGTTGGTTACTGCATAACCAACAATAATACCAGAATCTCCTTCATATAGATCAACATTAGTATCTTCGGTAATGACTTTTGGTGCTTCAATCAGAACTGCTGGAGTATCAGTTGTGCCGTAACCAGAACCGCCATCTGTTATAGTAATAGAGTTAACTACACCAGAAGAAATAGTTGCTGTTGCACTAGCTCTGGTAGTTGTTCCAAGTCCTACTGGAGATTGTATAACAACCAGAGGTGCTGAGGTATATCCAAAACCACCATCAGAAATGGCAATTGCTGATATAGTTCCTGCAGAAGAAACAGTAGCAGTTGCTAATGCAGGAACAATAGAGTCCTGAGAAGTAAGTGTTATCTTGTTTTGGAAAGATCTTACAGTACTTTCATTTTCTGCATCAAAGAATGGTTTGATATTATCAACATATATGGTTGTTGTTCCAACTCCAACAGAACTAATAGCGTAACAAGATGGATTTATCAGAGGTTCATATTTGACTCTAGATTTTCCGACAATTTTGCCATCAATAATTCTATCTGAAGTTTGTCTGCACCATTCAACTGGTCTCAATAAAGTATCATTAGTAGTAATACCAGGACCACCATAAAGGTTTGTCTGAACAGAATCTGTAGTATTGATTCCGGTCACGACTCTAGCATTTTGTCTTAAACCAACACTTTGTCCAAGTTTTGGATCATTATTAAGTTTCAAGGTGTCGCCAACTTTAACAGTTTCCAAAACATCTCTGAATACCACATCAACATCATCGCCAGATCCTTTATAGAATAGAACTTTTGCACTATCTCCAGCATCTGGTGCTTCAGTAAATGTAAGAACACTACCACCTTCAAAACTGTAAGACTCTCCAGGAACTTGTAAAACATCATTAACAAATACAAGTAGCAATGATTTCACGTCAATGAGAGAACCTTTCGCTGCTCTAATACTTACTGGATTATCTGAAATGGCAAGTGGGAATGTCTTTCTTGCACTATCAAATAATCCACTAATATCATCCAAATGCTCAAACTGACCTACAACCCAACCAGAGAAATTATCTTTATATATTTCATCAACAGTCAGCTGGAATTCTGAATATGTTTTTGTTGTATCTAATGGTATACCAGTGTTTCCACCAACATTGACTGTTAGAATTTCGCCAACACCATAAGAATATCCCGTGTTTTTAAATGTAAAGTCAATTACACTAGAACCTTGTCCAACAACAATATCGACAGTTGCACTAGTTCCATCACCTTGTATAGAAGAAGAACTGTATACTAATGGAATATTAGTATAAGAAAGTGGTGTATCGAATATAACTATGGGTGGATTTGATGTGGTATATCCAGAACCAGGATTAGTGATATTGACATCAGTAACATGTCCATCATTTATATTTGCAGTTCCAATTAAATCAATATTTGGAGTTCCTGTGCTTTCTGTCATAACTCCAACATTCACTGTTTGCATTCCACCTCTATATCCAGAACCACTATTTCCAATACTTACAGCGATGATTCTTCCTGTAGGAGAAACTGTTGCAGTTCCACCAGCTGCAACAAGTGGTTGGAAACCAAAACCTTGAGTGGAACCAACAGAAACAATAACTCCCCCAACAGGAATATTTGCATTATTAACATCATAACCAACTGATGTTGCAGTTCCTGTGAAAGAAATAGTAGATACTCCAACATTTTCAGTGAAACTATAATCTCCAAGTCGTCCATCTTGTGGAGGTGGTCCTTGGAAAATGCCATTTATCAAGACAATGCCATGATAAGTTGAGAATCCTGAAACATTTTGTTTTTCTGATGTAAGTTTAAAGTCTTTTTGTACTCCATTAAACTCACTTGAAATATCATCAAAAATATAGTTATTAGCATAAGCCTCATTGGATGAATTTGTAACTCCACTTCTCAAGAAAGTTCTGCCTTGGAATTTGGAGGATGTAGTAACTCCAATCCAGTCTCTTTCCGATGGTGGGTTAGAATCGGAACTAATTGGATTTTTTCCATAAGGGGGTTCAACGAAATGAACAGTGTTGTCTATAATATTATAGTTTCCTTGAACAATAGTAACCGTGTCGCCAGAAGAATGAGTTGATACCCCAGTTCCCATCCAAGGTCTTTCAACAAGAATAGCATTTGTGGTTCCAAAACCAATAACACTAATCTTCATTATTTCTTCATTAATTTTAATTAAATTTCCACTAAAGAATGATGTTATTCCTGTAAGTTCAAGTCTATTATCTGCATTTGATACATTCTTACTTAAAGAAGATGTTATAGAAGTTGCAACAATTGGAGACTGAATATAGTTATCAATTGTCAACATAACTTTAGAGTTTTGATTCTTAGCAGTAAAACTATGTGATGTTCCAATACCAACATGAGTTAAATTGAAAGTATTTGGAACTTGTCTTAAAGCATCAGCTGCAGTTGCTGCAAGTCTAATATTACTCTCATTGACTTTATAAACAAAAACTGTAGATGGAAGTTTATCAGTAACACCAATGCCAGAAATTGTAGTGGATCCAATTCCAATTGCTTGAGTAGTATCTGAACTAGAACTAGAATATTTTACTTCTTCACCAGTAACAAAGAAATGATTGGGAATAAAGATACTATCGTTATTAGTATTAACTCCAACTGCAGAGTTTCCTTCAAAATATCTAAAGAAAATTGGGTCTTGATTATGAGTAAGTTCAAAACTCTTTCTAACATCCTTAGAAGTTCCTTCATAACTACCATTTCCAGTTCTTATTTTTGCATTGTTAATATCAATTTCATCTTGTGGAACAGTGCCCTTGACCAGACCCAAAGCACCTTCAAATACTCTAATCTCAACATCAATATTGGCATTTGGTGTATATGTTAGTTGTGTTCCATTTGTTGTCATTGCAGCGCCAACTTGACCAATGGAACCATTAGTACTTAAAGTACCAAACTCGGTAACGTATGCTTCCGAACCATTATCAACAAGTACAACTTCAGACATTTCATAACGATTATTGGTTGTATCTTCAACACTAATAATATAGTATGCTGAAGAATGGTTGTTTGGATATTCCTTAACAACTGTTTCTGATGGAGTGGGCGAAGAAGATATAGCAACATAACCAGAACTCAAACGTGCTGTAGACAGTTCGTCAGTTCCAACACCAACAGAACTAGTACTAGCAATGGCAACTGAAACTGCAAGACTATTAATGCTTAAGTCTACGCTGAGAGATGAGTTAAGTTTGAAGTCTACTTTTACTTGGTCTCCATCAATATATGGAATATACGTTCCTAATCCAGCAATACCAAATGTACTATAAACTGAGTTGTCAGTTAATTGTCCATATTCAACAATATCAACATTTGTTCCATCATGGATGAGGTTAATTTCATCAAACTCATGATATGAACCATCAGTTCCTCCTATTTCAACAAGTACTTTAGAAGAACGATACGTAGATGCAATACCAACAACAGTTGTAGCAGCAACTGAACCTGAAGATATAACAGTATTCTCTGACTCAATATTAACAATGTTACCTAAAGTGATAGGATTACTAGATCCATAAGAAACATTGCTTAAAAGGTCAAATGACAATACAGTCACGTCATAATCATTTACGGTGTATTTAATTGGATAGAACCTAAGTTGTCCTAAACTCTCATTTATTGAGAAGTCAAATGAACCCAAATCTACTACAGATTCTACCCTTCCATATTGATTGAGATATGCATTTTGATCGTCATGCAGTAAAGATACTGCCATGACTTGTCTTTGCATCGTAAATCTCTTATCACGAACAAAAGTGAAATACTTTCTAACTCTTGCCGAACTGATATCAAAATCATCAACAATTGAATATCTAGTTGCTCTTGGGATATTGTTAAACAGATAACTGAAATTGTCTATATTTAAAACTCTATTACCTACAGATTCAAAATAGTCTACAAGAACACGACTATTCAACGTAATTTCATTAGAATACATTCCACTCAAATTTAAGTTATTTTCTGATGCTAAATCAAAAGTGTATGTACAGTTTAAATTACCAGAACCAACGATATCAACTACGAGCTCAAATATAGAATCCTCTGGATCAACAATTGCAGAACCTTCCCCATCTTCCTTAGTTTCAATAATAAGATCTGAGAACTTTAAGAATCCAGTTGTATGATTGAGTGCTTGGACAGGTTCATTCCAGGTTCCATAAGGAATCCTAGATTTTAAAGAATATGAGAACTGTTGATAATAATCATTGTCTGGAATTCTTTGAATATTATTGTTTAATACACCAGTATCATAAGTCCATCCTTTATTAACTCTTACGCTAGGAGATAGTTCAGCGTATGAGTCAAAATCAATTTTACTCGATACTATTGCACTAGTATTAGAAGTTTGTCCTCTTATAATTTCTCCAATAGAGAAATCTGTATTAGTAGATATTTTAATATATTCTGTTCTTCGATCCCATTTTTCAACAGTACCAGATGTAGTTTCTGAGAAAACTTCTTCACCAATGATAAAGTCATTTGTTTTAATTTCTATGTCAAAAATTGGAAAATCTGCTTCTCTAATGACTCTTCCAGAAGACCTTGATGGATCAAAAACGCCAGGTGATTCTGAACCTGTAAAATATTCTTTTACATTAAATGTTACCGTTGCAGAATAACCCCCAAGAAGAGGATTGACTGCTGTAACTGTGAAAAGATCATATCCATATGCAGAAGAGTTGTATCCTCTTCCTGTGGTATTGAGACCAACACTAGTATTTTCAATTAAGATTTTATCCCCAACATTGAATGGGAAACCATCACTAAAACCCGTAGCAATTCCTAAAGTTACATCCTTAGTCGTATTATCAAACGTAATAGAATTAATACCAACACCGTTACTGTTATTGATTGGAACAATTCTTGGAGTTACATTATACATTCCAAATGTATTTCTCTTGATATTAACTTCATTGTCTCCAATTTTATATTCAATATCAACATCATTAACTATATTGTTCGTATATCCATCTAAGACAATAAGATCTGGTGGGACTAAGTAATCTTTACCTGCAGAACTAATGCCAATAGAAGCAAATGATGTTAAAGACTCTACTTTAATTAATTCTGGTAAGTTAAATGCTGGAGAAAGTGTGGTGTCTGATGGATAATCAAAACCAACATCTTCAACGGTTTTTTTAACAATTCTTCCGATAGTTTTACTTGTCGCTTCTAAAATTGCTCCAGAACCGTGTGTGGACTCAATAGAACCGATGCTAGGAACAGACTCATATTTGTTTCCTTCACTTATAACTTCAATCGCAGAAATTGGTCCAAATGCTCTCACTGATTTGGTATCATAGAAAATGTTTGAATTTGTTTTATTATATAAATCTTTTTCTGGAAAACTGTTAAGATCGAAGGTGAAAGTAGTGGTTCCCACTCCTGTTATTCTATACTCACCAGAATATTCGCTGTCAACTAAAGTTATTTGGTTGTTAGAGTTTACTTCAGTATCAATTATAATTTCTTTTTTATCCGATGAAATATATTGATCGTTGATAGTTTCTAATCTGTAGTAAAGAATATCATCAAATGAATCGTTTAACTGGAGTGTAACACTTGCTGAAGTGTCAATACCAACTTTACCAGAGGTTTTTACGGTTTCAAAGTTTCTAGTAGTTCCAGTTCCGTCAAATTTAAACTGATAATTTGAGTCTTTATAGAAGTTTAATTCAAATGCGGAATATATGATTCCAGAATTTGAAGAAGAAAGAGAAGAATCTGACAGATCAAACTTAACCGATTTATTTCTATAAAGTTTTAAATTTGGATTTACTGGCAATAACTCTCCATCAGAAGTAGATGTCAGATTTACATAATTTGGTTCACTCAAATACAAATCGTAAATTGTTCTGCACAACTTAAGTTTATCTTTTGAGTAAACATCAACATAATACATTTCTTCGCTGATCAGATCACTTGCTGAAGTGGAAGCAACGTATATTACCTTATCTCCCTTAGAAAGATTATGGTTCTCTATGTAAATGGTATTTTCAGAAACATCTATGTCGGCAGCATTAAAGGATTTTTGACCAAATGTATATCTTCTGTTTGAATCGCTATATTTTACAACAATTTCAGTTTGATCTGTTGGAATATTTGAAATTCTAATGTTATCGCCACTACTCAAACCATGAGTTGATGCTGTCGATACAGTTACGATATTCTTAGAAACAGTACCAACAATGGAATTATTTTTAGTTGTAAAACTATGATTATCGCCAGTTCCAACAGTGTTAAAGAATAGCAAACCGGTGGAGTTTGTTGTTCCAACACCAACAAAAGAACCATCTGTACCTAAACCAAGTCTGACAGTAGAAATGCCAATCAGATCTTTTGTAATTTCTGCAATATACAAATCTTGCGTTTGTGGCAGATCAAAATAAATACTTCCATTAGTTACGTTTATCTCAGATCCACCATGAGTTGAGTAAGTTACTCTATCTCCTGTTTTAAGTCCATGATTTGGGAAATAGATTGCTTGATAAGGAACGAATACTTGTGTAGCACCGATACCAGGTAAAGAGAACGAAACAGTAGTTCCACTACCAACAGATGCAACAGTTGCTAATCCGACAGATTCTGACGGTTTGAAATATAATTCTGTGTTTACATCGTAAGAATAATCAGTTCTAAATCCTGTGTTGATTGTGAATTTTCTTGGATCCTCAAAAAGAACTGTAGATGCGGAATAAGAAGATCCAACAGTAGAATTATATTGACGTAATACTCTTATTCTTCCAGATTTTTTATCAACATTGAGTACTTTAACTTTTTCCTGGGTGCCAATTCCAAGTACATCATTTTCTTTGATATATGGAAATTCTAATGCACCTGAAACATAAAAATATGTAGTCAGTCCAGTGACTGAAACTGAACTAATTCCTAATGTTGTAACAAAACTGTCAGTTCTAATACCAATGGTATAACTTCCTTCAATTTTTGAGAATGAAGTATTTAAACCAGAAACATTGATAATATCAATATTTTTGAATCCATGTGGAGAGGTTGTAAAACCAATTACTCTACCAACACTGTCAACTGAAAATTCAACTTCCGTAAATGAAGTTGTAGCTGCACTAATAGTGTTTACTGGTTTTCCAAATACTCTTGAGACTCTAGCAGAAGCATTAGAACCACCAGTATTTGTATTGTCAAATGTAATAATGTTGAGTGGATTATAACCATCGCCACCAGTAAGAATACCTACAGATTCAACGCCACCTGTTAAAATGCCATCAACATTTATCGTCTGCTCTTTAAAGTCGTTTGGATTATAAATGTAGTCATAAGAACTATTAACATTATTTCCTCTTAATTGATACCTGGTTGTATTTCTGAACCAATTGTGATCATTAACTTTATAATCTTTTTGATTTGACTCCTTACTGAAGTTAAATGAATTGGGTTCAGATCTAAAAGTATCTCCAATAAAATATGGAAAAACAGGTCTCTTATACCCTCTAAATGGACCATCAGTGTCTATTGAACTAGAACTAATTGTTGAGAAATAAGCATAAACTCCATTAGGATACTCTGGAGTTACACAGAACCTTCCATTGTTTTTATCAAGGTCTCCAGATTTTGTAAACTCATAATCCTCAATAAAAAATCCTTGTGGGAAATTTGCAAAAGATGGTCTATTTTGCTTGGAAACTAATTTATATCCAGACTCCATCGATCTGACAACACCACCAGATGGTTCTGCAAATCCATATGGTCCATAAATTGGATTTCCATCATATGCCCATCCGATAATAGGAGAGTGGTTGGATGAAGGAACTTCTTCATTATTTGACTTTCTTAAATCTGCAATACCATATAAAGTCAATCCATCTTGATCTTTTGCATATATGGATTCTCTGAGACTTCTAGGAGCGTACAAGTGACAATATTGAAGTCCATACTCACTTCTATCTGATAAAGTTACAATACCATCATCACTACCAATAATATTAAAATATTTTTGGAATAAGTTAACAGTCCACTTTTGAATATTAGCAAACAATTTGCATCCTTGTCCAGATGGAACTACTTCGACAGTAGTTCCGTCTCCATATCCAACACCACCATTCTCTGTTATAATTTTAGAAATTTCTCCATTTTCAATGACAGGGACTAACCTTGCATATTTTCCTGTTCCTTTAATGTTGAGACTTGGTGGAGAATTGTATCCAGAACCTCCATTTAATACTAAAACTTCTTGAATAGTTCCTTGAACATCTACAATAGCCAGTAACTCGGCATTTTTTCCACTTCTCAGTTCAAAAATGGGTTGTCTGTCATAGTTAATAACTTCATCGGAACCATATTGAGAACCATTAGATGTTAAATGTATAGATTCAATACCACCTCTGAAAACTGGTTGAGTTTTTGCGGAGAAATCTTGTCCTGTTAATGTAGAAACTCCAATATTTCCTACTATATCAACACTAATTGGTGTATAATTGAAAGAGTGTACTCCAGAACCTACAGATCTAAAATCAATATATTGATCAGTATCCAGATAATATGTTTTTGCTACTGTTCCAATACCACATTCTGCAACTTTGAAGGAGTTATCATCAATTTTTTTAACAATATATGTCTTACTTACTGAAAGACCTTCAACAACCGATCCAGTTGTTGAATATTTAATTTCTTCTCCTGTAGAATATCCATGCGAATCAATATTGATAGTGTCTGTTGCGGTATTGATTCCAGATATTGGAGATGTTCTCTCCTTATTTGAGTATCCTTCTCCAATGTTTTTTACAATGATTTTGGAAATAATTTTCTTTTTATTTGCAGACTTTAATCTATGATTTCCAACACCATAATCATTTAAGTTTACAGTGTTAATGCCTGCAACAGAATCACTCTCTTTTTTGTAAAGTTTTACATTAAATGCATCAATTACAGAAACATTATATTTTGCTCCTGTAGTTAATCCTGCAATACCAGTTTGACCATCTGTCAGATAAAATACTTCTTCATTATCTCTAAACTTATGATATGTTGTAAACCCAATAACATCTGTAAAAATATTCAGATTTGATGCATTATCGGATGTAAAAACTGGCGCATGTTCTACAGAAATCATATTGACTTCTGCTTCTGCATTTTTTCCATTTCCACCTGTAATAGTAACAACAGGTGTATTGACATAATCAAAACCACTGTCAAGAATGTCAATTCTATCTAAAGAACCTTCTACAGCACAAATTCCTGTTGCTCCAACACCAAGAGAATCTTCTATATGAAGACTTGGTGGGTTTATAACATCATATCCAGTTCCTGGACCTGTTACATCAATGGTGTTAATTTGACCATAAGATACAGATTCCGACGATTTGTAGTTTAAAATTTCTACGCCATTTACAAGAACGCCAACTTTTCCTGGAGTTGTTGTATAATTTCCACTTTTGTTTACAGGTTCTTTTATCTCTCTAAAGATATTTTGTGCCTGTATATCTTTTCCTTGGAAATCATAATAAGAGAATGTATTTGAAGTGACAATACCACTTACAGATACAAACTTATTGCTGACAATATTAGAAGGACTTTTTGCAAGTTTAAAACTTGTAGAATTGACTCGTGCAACATAATAAAGACCTTCGTCTAACTCATCAAATTTACTTGTAACATCAACTAATGTTTCTTCTCCTTCTCCTGCACTCTGAGCAACTGTTTCTGTAAATGGAGAATAATAAATTTGATCACCAGTATAAAAACCATGATCATTAACTGAAGTTACTGTAAATACTTCGCCACTATAGTTGCCAGAAAGAGTAATCTTTTTATCATATGGGTTTAATAACTGATTCTTATAAGATGGTAAAGAATCAGAAGCAACTAAGATTTCATTAGAGTAATTTGTATAAGTATTCTGAACGTCTGTAGAATTTGAGTTTAGACCAGAATATTTTGAGAAATTGGGTTTGAGAATATACCTATTCAGTTCAAGAATAGAATTGATATCAAGTTGACTTTGCGATTGAACAACAAATTCCTTCTCGTTCTTGACATCAACAATGTCACAATCAATAGAAACACTAGAGTCATTAGTTGCTTTTAACTTATCACCTATTCTAAAATTGTGATTAGCATAAACTTCGATGTTATAAACGAGACTTTGATTGTCAACTGAACTAACATTCTTTGTAGTAAAAGTATTTGATATATTATCAATCCAATTATCAGTTTTTGGATTTTTTTGAGAAATACCTAAACTTTTTACTTTTGCAGTATCGTCTTTTGAGAAGAAATAAGTATCTTGTATTACTTCAACATTCCCAAGAACATTACCTATTCTTACTGAAATTATGTCAGTACTATTTCCAGAATATCCATAAGCGAATACATCTAATCTTATTTCTTCCGCAGTAGAGATGGAGGAACTTATTCCCTCTACATTATAGAACTGTGTAACAGATTTTCCATTATACGTTAAAGTTAGATCATCCCCTGAAGAATTTTTACATATTAAAGTTCCAGAATTTGGAAACCCAACAGTTGAATCAACATCAATTGTAGTTGAACCAGAACTTGCTTCAGTAACAAATCTAGTTTTGGGATGAACTACAAAATTTCCATATACAGATCCTTCCAGATTAATATCTTTATCATAATCGCTATCAAAACCTAACTTGTAAAATACTTTTTCACCTACTTGTATCTTTTCAACATCTGTAATAGAAGCATAAGATACTTTTATACCATAGTCAGGATATTCATCTTGATATAAAGTATTATTCAGAAGATCTAATGGATTTCCACTTATTGCTTCAACAACAATATCTCTAGTTTTTCTATATCCAGCATCTGAAGGTCTAAAAAGATATTCTTTTGGTTTTATAACATCAACATTCTCTCCATACAATGCATTGAAAAGAATTTTAAAAGATCTATCCGTGCCCTTAGATGTGTAAAAGTCTTTTGACTGTTTGATAAAAACATTTTGATTTAAACCAGATGCCAAAGATCTGTCAGAAAATCCAGGTAAGAATTGTTTCTTTATTTTTGTCAGAAACTCCTGCAAAAATAAAGAACTTAAGTTTGTGATTGTAGCGTTCGCACTGTGTGAAGAAGATTCTGTAGAAGTAAATACCAACTCTTCGGGGGTATTTGTTTTACGATAAGAAGTAACGCCACTAAAACCCCTTACACACCCCTCAAAGGTTGTATTTGTTTTACTAGTGTATGTAATAATCTCATCGTCAATTTTAATAATACCATACTTATCAGGGAAACCATCAGTAAGAGTTCCTTCAAAGACAGTGATAGTATCAGTAATAGAATCTATGTCAGATAAAAGAGTTGCTGTGCTTGCATGATTTAATATCTCATCAAGTTTCACATACTTGTCAATGTTCTGAATAATATCATACGTTCCTGAAGTGTATTCTTGAGAAACATAATATTGTTTTAAAAATTCAACAAGAAGTGGAGATTCTTCCACGACAAAACCTGGCAGTTGGTTTTGAACGACTGTTTGGATTTTGACTCTAGTTTCTGACATATTCTTGTTATCTTTATCTTAGTAGGTATAACCGCCACCGCCACTTGATGGGGATGGAGAGGGTGAAGGTGTTGGAGTTGGAGTTGGACTTGATGATGTGGTAGATACGACTGTAGAACCAGTTGTACTAGTTGCTGTAGAAGTACTAAACGTTGGAGCAGTTGTGGTAGTGTTAGTAGTGGTTGTAGTGGTATTTGTTGTTGATACTAAAATTGGACCACGAACAAGAGAACCATTTGAATAACTAGAAGATACTTCATAGTTACTTCCAGAAATATCAGATCCAGAGGATATACCATCAGATAGCATATTAATCATCATGTTACTAGTATCTAGTTGCAAATAAAGATCCTGTAATCCTATGACATCATTTGAATATGGGTAAGCTGAAATCTCAATGGTAGGAACGCCTTTATCCAGTGCTGTTGATGTGATATTGATAGGATATATTTTTATTTCTCCTTTCACATAATCAATAGTTCCAACATTTTTTCTTACTATTTTTGCTTCAGTTGGGGAAATGAGTCTTATAAGATTAAGAGAACCTGTCTTCAAACCAGAGTTTGGAACGTCAGCAAAATAAACAGAACCACCAATACCATTTACAGAGAATGCAGAAGATTTGATATTGTATCCTATTTGTCCTCCATGAGTTCCATGTCCATGGTTTTTAATATGAAAACGATTGCCAAAACATATTTCATAATCTGCAAAAGAGTTGAGTTCTGCTCTCATATCTCTTCGCATTACAATATTTGTAATATTAGAAGTAACAGAATCGTGACTGCTATCAATCAAGTTTAAAAACTTACTATATTTAAACCTTGCTCCAAATCTATTTAATTCAGTTGAATCTGAATATGCGGTAATATTAGAAAGAATCGTACTCTTTACAGATTCATTGGAAGTAGTTAGATTGGAGTTATAATAAACGTTTGAATCAACTTCAATAAAAAGATATTTTAGATCAATAATTTCAGGAACAATACCAGCTACAGAATATTTTTTCAGTTCTCTCTTGATATTGTCCTTAACTAAGTTAGAAATATATCTGTTATTATATGGTTTTACACTTATGAACACCTTTCCAAATTGTGGTGGTGTAACTTCTTCTCCACCATAAGCAGAAACTGATTCTGTCTCAGGATATACAAGAGGAATCAAAGCTTCATAGTCTGCTGCTGTTACTGCACGGTTTCTTGAAGCAAATATCTGAGTTGAGTACTTTTTAACTGACTCTACACTTTCAATACTAGAACCTAATGAAGACTCATTTATAGTTGTAATAAGAGATATTCCACCTTGAACTATTCTATCTGCTTGATCTATTATTTTACCAGAGAATACAAATGATGAAAGTCCATTTGCATCAACTCCATTAGTTACATTATAACTTACTTCAATGAAGTCTGGTTCTTGTAACCTATTACCAAAAATACCATCACCAAAAATTATCTCATATCTTTCATCTTCAACTTCTTGAATATAATATACTGCAGAATCTGACTTTACATCAAATAAACTGTCTGCTAATTTATAAGTTCTAGTTACAGTAGAGTTTTCGTTTGGTTTTACTATAACTGATAGGGTGCTTGTATCAATACCAGCATTACCAAGAATAAATCTTTGGTTGTTATTGAAAGAACTTACAGTAAAGTTTTCAGTAACTCTTGTTCCTTCATAAACAACAATATTATCAAACTCTGCAATGTTATTTACAACGGGAACAGTGATATCTGCTGGAATTGTGAATGAATAACTTTCAACATTAAAAGTCCGTGTTGTACATACAGTACCTGCTTTTAAAGTCAGTTGTGTTGGTACATTAGATAAATTTGATGTATCAACAAAGAAAGATATCGTTGCTCTTGCAGATTTCTTTGACCTTGGTGTATATCCTATATTACGTGCCAGAGACACCACATTCTCCCTGAGAGTGGCGGAATCGATGAATACCTCATTAGATACCATATTGGCATTATATGAGGTGATATATGTATTATATGCAAGCGTATCAATAATAGTTGAGAGGTTTGAACCCTCAAAATCATAGTCAGTAAAGTTTGAGTTCGACCTAAGATAATCCTTAATCGAAGTCTTAATTTGATCGAAGTCTAAATTAGCGAAATTTACTAGTGCCATTAGCGTGTCGGTTGTAATACAAATGATAACTGTTGTGGTGATGCATCAATACCAACAATTTCATAACGAACTTTCACATTAAATTCATATCCATTATAATCAGGTGATACTCTGACTTCTAATAAATTCACCCTAGGTTCAAAATTATTGATAGTTGTTTCAATTTCATCCTTTATTGCAGATGCAGTAATCTCATTAACATTTTCAAACAATAAACGACTGACCTTTGATCCTAAAATTTGGTTAAATGGTCTCTCACCCTGATATGTTAAGACAAGATTCCTTACAGAACGGGCAATTGCAGTCTCATTTTTAATCGCAAGCAGATCATTTGACAGAGGATTACTCTGAAATGATGAACTTACGTCTTTAAATCCTTTGCTTAGCCGTTCTACAGGCATAAAAAATTACAATTCTATCTTATTTATTACCCTTTCAGAATATTATCATTATTGTCGTCATTATCAATTTCATATAACTCAGTTTGAATCTGATAATCACGTTTTTTAGGTGTTTTATCATCATTTGCAATCTCACGAAGCATCTTTTGATGCTGATGATTTGCTAAATTATCCAAAAAATCGTTTTGTGTTGTCATATTTTCCTCAATGAAATAGTCTGTCGCAAGACGAGTGGTTCCCCACTGCTCCTTCATGTACTTAGCATCCCTATCTACTGGAGAATTGCCCATTTTAGCCTCTGATTTGCAACGAAACCAGAACTTTTAGAGGGGTTGCTATCCCTTATCTTTATTTATTGCGTATCAAGTGGTCTTCCATCTTGCGATTTGTACATATCTTCAATACTTTCGTCTTCTGTTTCACGTTCTTTTGCTGTTTTCCAGAAATATTCATCCTCACGACCCATACCAAGACGTTCAAAACCATTTTCAACTTGATAATATTGCGTTGAAACCTTAAAATCAGGCATTTTTGGTTCGACAGGTGTCAAACTGTTATCATAGATACGCATTCTATTATTAGGATACAATGCATATTGACCATTTTCAAGTTCAATTAGGTTATGTGACTTATGTTCTGCAGGATTTTCACTTGTAGCATAGTCAATTACATCAGGATCTTGATGATAATTATCTAAAGTACAGATATAAGTACCTTTCTGAATACCAAAGTCTCTTGTATACAGTTCATAGTCCATACTACCAATAAACTGTTTTGTAACTGAAACAACACCATAGTCCATACAGTTCCAAAACTGTAGGTTAGGTAAGTTCATATCAGGTTTAGGAGTCTCTGGAGCAGATACAAATGCACTGATAGGTAACTTATCATACATTGCTGCATATTCTGGTAAATATGTCTCAAAATAAAAAGTGCGCCCAGGAATCGACTTAGCCGATACCCAGACGCCTTTAACAAACTCACCATGACCACTTTGATGGTCAGTTAAGTATTCTTTTCGTACCCATACTTCAACTGATGGTAAGTTGCAAATAAGTGCTGCCATTACATTATTAATATAACTTTACTTATTTACCTTGTCCCCGATACTTCTTTTTTGCTTTATTACGAGAAGTAGCGGAAAGCAACGTGTGTTGTGAGTTACCTTGACGAGTCTTCTTCGGTTTTGAAGGCACATAACTGCCACCTTTCATGATTGCCATAGTTAATAGTCCTTTGTAGTAGTAAAAATATTGTTGCCTTCAGATACTAAAGGCAACGGTTATAATCAGATTACGCGAGTTTTTTCGTGCCCAACACGAATGCGAGGATCGCACCAGATTTCAAAACCCTCTTCCTTTGCATCAAGACAGAATGATACATCCTCTCCACACATATCCTGAACAGCACCGGACTCAAAAACTTGCATCTTCGGAGCAAACCATGGATACTCAAGGTTCTCAAAGACTCCCTTCTTGATGAGCACCCATCCAAAACCTGTGTAGTCTACAGTGAATGGCTTACGCCGCTTACTGATAGAATCCACTGTTTCATGGTTCATGACTCCACCATTACGACGGAAGTCCTCTTCTTCCAACCAATGAGCAACAGATGTTGTTGTGCCATCTTCTGTTGCATACCATCCAGCACTGATAGGACGCTCCTCACCTTCTGCAGGAAATGCTACATCACACAACTGCCAAAACTTCTCTGTGTTAAACACAATGTCACTATCAATCCACAACTGATAGTCATACTCCAACTTCCCATCCCATGGAATTTGCTTCGGTCCTCGCAATACATTCGCACCCAATACCTTACAACGTGCAAAGTTAACCATTGATGAATAGTCTTGACTAATCTGAATACTCATTCCATTCTGTACCATATCAAAGCACAGTTGTACAAAGTTCTTCAGAAAAATAAAACTACACCCACGACCAGGTAGACAAAATACAATTGTCTTACCACGTACACGTTCCTTAATTGCTTCATAGTCCCACTCTGCTTCCTTCTTCTTTGGTGCAGCAGCTTTTACAGTAAATCCTTTTGCCATAGTTGAAAATAATTTCAGTTCAATTCTAACAGGTTATCTATATTACGTCAATAGGAATGTTCCTCATTGACTTGTCGGGTTAACTCTACCTCCTCATATGATAAGTCATCAAGACTATAGTCTGTCTTCATTAACCCTACCATACCTCTTAATGTCTTCCATACATTATCAAATTGTTTCTCACTTAAGTTGTTGTATAAACACTCATCTTTTGCATATATGTGATAAACCTTGATAGGTTGTAAAATTTTTTCAGAAATTTTTTTCATATCCCCCTAATTTACTAACGCATTATATATCACCACTATCAAAAACCCAAGTGGTATAAGTGTGATTCTCAACATTGTCTTCGGATATCTTATCAACCATCCCGCAAATACTACTTTCCAAAAACTCCAATAATGCTTTTTTTTCATGGCGGAAATTTTTTATGAGAATGATATTGATCGGGCGTTTTGTCACCTCTGTAGGTTAGGGTAGTGATCGAATTTTATATACGGGGCACCGCTACGCCCGCCGGGCGATATAAAATAACGCCACAATAACTGCCGAATACGCATACTGCGAAATCAGCACTTTTCGGGGAGACTGTTAGTAACTGCCGCCCACGCTAAGTATCACTGAAGATAAGGCACGAGTTCCTGATAGCAAAGACGATAAATCTCCCCAGCGTGATACTTAGGGAGTTCTGTCCAATGCATATCACCAGGAATACTATCGAAAAGAATCTCACTTAGCACGAACTCGTCCAATACGATTTTGTGACGAACTTCCACGAGTGCCATTAACTTAGCGACTGCCATGTCAATAACATCGAAGACGTGCTCATTATCGTGAGAGGTGTTGATCAAGGTAGTTTGGCAAAGGTTCATACTATAGGGACACTTTCAAGGTGAGTAACATTTAACGCCACTCACTAAGTATCACCCAGCAATACGATCGAGTGCTGCTGCCTTACGATCAACGGCAACCTGTTTCTGATAGATAGAGGCGATTTTTGCCTTATCTCCAGTATACTGCCGACCCAGGGAATTAACCGGGTTAAATGTACCCATACGACCCGCACCGATAGCAATATCTCCAGCACCAACATATGACCCCTTTTGAGTATCATGAGTGCCGAGAGCATTCTTACCACTAGAGGCAGTTTTTTTCAAAGTAGACTTACGCTTACGACTCACAGTGCTCTTGAGTTTGGTATACTTAGGAGTGACCCCGGATGCACTCAGAGAATCGCAAATGTTGACCAGGTTGATAGCGGTGTTCATAAAAGTGTCATGCCTACACTGTTACTACAGTTCTGAGGTGAGTAACAATGAAGCGCCACAACTTACCAGCGGTCAGGTGTACTTAGGTCCTCCACATAAGCATCACATTTCTCAGAACCTTCCAACTGAAAGAGTTTATCCCAGTTGATATTGTGTGGGTCAAAATCTCCCATCGCATCAATCTCTAAGGTGATGCGATACTTACTCTTCTGTGCTTGGTGATAGATAGCAGGCATAGTTGGTGCTCCCTGAGTGATGCTTTTACAGTATAGAATAACAGAGAGTAACTGTCAATCTCTTCAGTGTATTTATCAGAAAGTCTGATATTTTTGTGCTGTCAACCCCTGACAATAATTATCGCCGTCCCGTTGACTTTTTTGCGCGAGTGTGATAAACTGCTCGCTAAGATCACAAGGTCCAGACACATTTAGAAAGACATAAAACACAAGACCTGAACACATTTATCAAGAGTAAAAAACCGAGGTCCAGAGACATTTATCAGAGACCTTTAGAGTGCCCTGAGAGATACTCAGCAGCGTCTCTAGAGTACATTTAATCATGCATTTTCCACAGATAAGTAACAGTTTTCCACATACATTGTGGAAAGGTATAAACAATGCATATACATTAATTAAACCTTTTTTAATAGAAAAAAAGCATAATCTTTATGTATATGTGCTAAAAAGGGAGGTTTTTTTGTGCCGGGAAGGCATTAGTCTTCCCAAACGATCACCTCCCTTTGCTTATATCAGAAGTCAGTAGGATTACCTTGAAAGTCAACAGCGAGAGGCGTAACCTTCTCGTCTTGAGAGTCATTCAGAGAGTCAAGAATGGAGAGCAAGTCATTACCGTTCTGAGCAACTTTCAGCAGACCGATTGCAACTTCTTTAGACATGTTTGATTGATAGATAGGCACAAAAAAAGAGTGAGTTTAGAGTCATCACCAGGACTGTTAGTTTGTGATACTTTAGGTATCAGAAGTTGAGACAGAAGATGAA